CATAGTATATCCTTCAGCGTTATACTGTTTAAAATTCGTTAATATTTTATCAATATCCAACTTTCCAACTTGTGTTTTATTTAAATTTTTTGATGTTGTAACTAATAAATGTTTTTCATTCTTATTACAAATACCAGTTAGATCTGATGAATCACCTTTATCTTTTAGATTAATAAGGTTATTTTCTTGATTGTAAAATACATCCTTTATTGTAGTATTTTTTGTTATGGTTTTTTTATTGTAATTACCTTTACAAATATCATATGATTTTAGTTTTTCTATTAATCCAAGTCCAGCAAATAATCTTAATAGTGATTCTTGTTTATCTTTACCAACCCACGGTTCTTTTAACCAAGTTAGAATATTGTTTTCTTCGTGTGATTGAAGGAACTTATAAAGGTCATTAAATGTATGCATGTTATTATATGTTTGATTATCTAACTCTTCATTTTTTAAAATCAATTTTTTTAAATTTTTTAAATTTAAATCATTAATAGTCTCTTTTACTTTTTTATCTACCATAGTTTGGATTTTATTTGAATAATTTTCACAAGGTTTTTTTCTTCTTTTATGAGAATCATAGTGAGATTTTTGAGAAAATTCTTTTCCACATCTTTCGCAAGAATATTTTTAAATCAATTTTAATTTTAACAATTTTTAACTTTTTTTGTTAAAAAATATCTAAACATAATTTTAGCAAAGTCGGCGTTTTAAATGTTCAAAGGTGTAAAACATTTGTTGTTAGTATCAGATTTTATACAAGGTTTTATATATGATTTCACAATTATTTTATTATTAAAGGGTAAATTAAAATCTGTTTTATATGCATTTCTAATCAAATAATATTTAGTAGTACTAGTAAAAATTTTTTATTAATATAATTTATTTAAAAATATTGAATAATCTAATTATTTATAATTATTTTTTAATTATGTCAAAAATCGGACTAGTCGGACAAATATCAGTTGGTAAAACAACTTTAATAAATACTCTATTAGAAAATTATATTGGAAAAACAGAAAAAAAACATTCTACAAGTGGTGTTGTTTATTATCATAATTCAGAAAAAGTAAAAACTCAAGAAGAAGTATCTAAAGAGTTAGAATTATCTGAGGAAGAAATTACACATGTGTATTTGAAGTTACCTTTATTTGGTGATAAAAAAATAACTTTGATTGATATTCCAGGATTAGATAGTGAAAAAACTTTAAATTCATATCATAAAATTATTTCAGATTTGGATTTAATTATATTTGTTACGGATTGTAATAATTCATTCAATAATAGTCTTGAAAAAAAGTTATATTCTAATATTATTAAAAGGATCCATAAAAATTGGACACATTATAAATATTCAAATCTTATAACTGTTTATAATAAATATGATGATAGTGAAGATGAAGAAATAAACGATAATATTAATCAATCAAAAACTTTCCTTGATAGTCTCTCAATTGAAAAAAATATATTTAAAATAAGCGGTATTAAATTAATGGTTAAAAATATTCTTGAAACAAATAATTATCAAATGAACTTGGTTCCTAAACATATTTTAAAAACTATTTTTAAACAATTTTATGGGTTACATAAAACTAAAAATATTTTAGAATTAGATCACATTTCAAATGATGAACTAAAAGAAATGAGTATTTCTAATGACGAATTAAATTTTATGAATTCTCTATTGAAATTTATAAATCCAACATTTACTTCTGAATTAATTATGAGCAAATTTGAACATGTATTAAAAAATACTTTTTTTGATACAGAAGATTATATTAAAGTAATTAAAATTATAAAAGCTCATTCATATTTGCAAAAATCATCACCTTCTAAATTTAATATGATAGTTAATAACTTATTTATTAATGATATGTTGGTTGATACAACAGGTCATAATCTAGAAGATTATGAACAATTACTTGATTTTATTTTCTTAAAAAGTGATAATTTATATGAGATGATATCAACTGATTTCACACCAGAAGAAATTATAAAAAAATTAATAAATGAAAATAAATCAGTTTATGATATTGAAACATTAATTAATTTTTGTCGTAAATATGACATAACCAATATAATGCAATTTATTAAAACAGAAGATTTAAATAATTTGATACAATATAAAGATGATATAAGTGATTTAATTCCTTTTAATGAAAAAGAAAAATTATATCAGTTTGAAGACTATCAATTTATAAAAGAATTACTTGATAAAGATTATTGTTGTTTGGGTTTGAAAGTAAACTTTTATATGTATCCTGAAAAATTTACTCGTATTATTTTGAATTATATTAATCTAGAATCATTAGATAACTTTATAAGTGATTCTAGTATTATTCTACAGAAGAAAACTAAAAATTCAGAAAAAGTATATGGATCTATTTTTGATTGTATGGGTAAAGATGATTTTACATACTATGAATCCACATCCACTAAAATTAATATTATCCCTGAAAAATATCATTTATATCCCGATTATGTGAAAATTTGGTTACAAAATTATAATACTATATCTGAAAAAATAGAAAATAATGTTAATAATATAAATAAAGTTTTAGATGATAACAAAAACTTAGAGAATGACATAGATTTATATAATAACATTGAAAATTTTAATAACAAAAATCAAGATTTAGATATTAAAGAATTAGCTGATAAAGAAGATCAAGATGTTAATACTAAAGAATTTGATGATAAAGATCAAGATTTAAATGTCAAAGAATTAGATTTAGATGATCAAGATTTAGATGATCAAGATTTAGATGATCAAGATTTAGATGATCAAGATTTAGATGATAAAGATTTAGATGATCAAGATTTAGATGATCAAGATTTAGATGATCAAGATTTAGATGTCAAAGATTTAGATGTCAAAGATTTAGATGTCAAAGATTTATATAGTAACACAAATAATGTTAATAGTATGTTTCCATTTAAATCCAATGATAATGTATTTCCATATGTTTTATATAATCAAAATTAATTTAAATAATAATGTCTTCATCCATTAGTAACCATTCTCCATCTAAAGAGTTACTACTTATTGAAAAAATTTCATTTTTATATAATGGTTTTTTTTGTTTGAATAAATTTAAAAAATTTTGCCACAATCTTAATATAAATATAAACATTATATAAGTAAAGAAAAATTGAATGATGTATAACTAGAAATATAATAAGTATAAAGTAATATTTATGAAAAATACTTATTATGATGATGATTGTGATGATTTTTTTGGTATTGATCAAAAAAAAATATATTTAGAAAAAAATAAAATAAAAATTTTAAAAGAATCAATATATAATTATTTAGCTGATATTCCAATTGATTTTATTACAAAAAATGTAAAATTTTGGGAGTTAAACAGATTAATTGATAAAGATCATATTAAAAAATTAGGTCCTTTTTTTGAAGAAAATTTATTAGAATCTGATTTTACTTCTTGGAAAACGTCTCCATTAAATATATCAATGATGAAAGTACAAGATAATTTTGAATTTGAAATCATTGATGGACAACATAGAATTAAAATTATGAAAAAATTATATATTAAATATAGTAAAAAGAAACTACCTAATATAGAAGGTTATTTATGGTTTGTAAAAAATGAGAAAGAAAAAAGAGAATTATTTAACAGAATAAATAATCAAAAGAATTTATCTGAAGATGATTTACCGTCAAAAAAAATTTTAGATGTGATTGAAAATTTAGATTTATATTTTCAAAAAAAATCAAATATACATATTTATTCTCGTGGTGGTAAAAGACCTTATTTTGAGAAAGCAGTGTTTAAAAATTATTTGAATGATATAGATTGGAATTTATATGATTCAGATGACATAATTAAATTATTATTAAAAATTAATAAATCATATCATATATCATATAAAAATAATAGATTAAATAATGAGATACCTGAATTTAAAAGAATTACTGCAAAGTCTTTAGAATTCGCGAAAACAAATAAATTTTACTTGGGATTAAATAAGAGTTTTAGTTTTTTTAACAATATTTATAATTAAAAAAATTGAAATTTTAAATTAGATCAGCACTTAAGTTTAATTATGATCAAATTTATTATTTTTATGACATTTATTATTTTTTGTAATGGGAGAGTTCTAACTATGTGTACTAAGCTAGCCCCTCCATTTACAAATAAGATTACTAATAATTCCTGGACAGGTTTTAGTATTGACTATTGGGACAGAGATATCATGCCATCAATTAGAGAAAATACCGACTACACAAGCTATTTAATTATGGACTGTGTAGATAATACAAATTCTATTCGCCGAGTTGGATTAGGAGAGGTTGATATTGCTCATGCAGCAATTACTAAAACAGCTATTCGGGAGGAAATGGTAGATTTTTCTACATCTTGGTTCATTTCAGGTTTTCGTGTTTTAACAAGACAAAAGAATGATTTTTTTTCTTCAATGGGAAAAATTCTCCAAACACTTGGAACAGCAATTGGTCTTTTTATGGCGGTTCTAATTGTTTTGACATTGGGAGGTGCGCTAATTTTAGCTCATGCAGAAATGCTAATGCCAGGACCAATTGAACCTTGGGACACTTCTACATGGCTATCAAATGTACTAGGTGCCACAACTGTTGTTCAGGGAACTCTTCTTCCTGGTTCAGGGTCTATTATTGAACCATACGGGACTCTATCAAAAATTGTTCTATCAGGATTTAAGTCATTTGGTGCAATTTTGCCTCCAATCCTGACTGCTTTGATTACTATGATTTTGGTAATTAATAATTCATCGGGTGAAATTAATGGTTTTCAAGATTTAGTTGGGAGAACAGTTATTGTTCCAAAGGCAACAACAGCTTTAACCTATATTAATACTTATGGAAGAGACATTAATAAGATTGAAGTGGATTCAGTTACAGAAATGTTAACTAGATTTGCTAATGGCGATGGAGATGCAATTATTTATGATTGGCCCATTCTTCAAAATTTTATCAATGAACAGAAGGCAAGTTCAACCGAAAATTATCAACTTGTTGGAAATGTGTTTGAAGGGCAACAATATGGTATTGCTGTTTCTCCTTTTAATACCCAATTGAGAGAAGTAATTAATCGTGCGATTCTTGAAAGTTGGGAAACTCCAGAGTTTAAAACACTTGAAAACAAATGGTTCAAGGAGTCAGATGTGTCAATTAATCAACAAGTAGATAATGCAAATTCTCAACTAATTGCTCTTTTGATTTTGGGTCTATTTATCTTGGGATTGGGTATTGTTATTACCATTATCTTTTATCTATCAAATTGTTGTTGTGGATCAAGAGATGATAGTATAAAGGCTCAATCAAATAGTGTTAGGAGTCTGGGAAATAATCTTAAGAATGTGATTGAACGACAAGAAAAATATGCAAGAAGACTACCACCTAATACGTTGACTTATGCAAACTGGGAACTTTTGGCTGCAATTTCTAACTTCCTCAAAGAATGGAGACCTTCTGCTTAATCAATTAGAACAATCCATTCTTTATTGACAAGTTTTCCTCCATATTTTTTTATAAATTCGTTACTTGAAATAAGTGATTTAGAATCTTTTATAATAATTTCATATTTAGGTAAATTTTTATCTGTTTTACCTAAGAAAGTTCCATTTTGTTGTTTTTTAACTTGATAATTTAATTCAATACCAGAATTTTTTTGAATAGTATTAATTATATATTTAATTCTATCTTCAAGATTAAAGGGAAATAGCATGGTGGGATGATTACAAGGAATTATTAAATAGGTTATTTTATTTTTATTTTTAGAAATTGCATATTTTTCAGAGAACATTAATTTATTTTTGATAAAAGTACATAAATAATCACGATTTTTAATACGAATTTTTTTTATATCAATTGTGTCATCTAAATTTTTAATATGTTTTAATAAATATATTTTATCTTTACTTGTACTACAAACAGCTCCTTTTAATGATGGAATACCTGTTCCTCTTTTTTTATCTAACACTTTGGGACGTTTATTTCTAATTTTAAAAATATCAGTTTTAGAGGAATATTTATTTATATTTTTATCAATAATACCAACTAAATTATTTTCTTCTCGTTTATCATAATAATCTAAATCAAATTGATAAATATCTTTTTTTGTTTTCTTTTTATCATAATCATCTGATTTTTTAACAATCGTGACTTTTTCCTTAAATTTATCTTTAATATAATTTTTAATTGGTACTGGATTATCAATATCAACTTGTAAATTTTCACGATAAAAAATAGGAACATCTTCATCGTGTTCAAATGGTTGAAAAATAAAATAATTTTCTCGTTGAATTAAATATCCATGTCTTCCAAATTTATCATAAACAGTATCAGAAAATTTATTAAATTCATTTTCATCTGTTGGCATCATTTCATCAAGTGCAAAATTAAAAAATTTATCTTCAAATAATTTAGATTGATGATCCGTTAATGATGCTGTTATTTGTTGTAAAATTTCATCATAAGAATAAACTGATTTGAAACGATACAAATCTTTAATTTTATCTTTGATAAATGATATTTCAGTTTCTGCTAAATCTTTATTGAAAGTTCCATAATCAATTTCTGTTTTATCTAATTTGTCAAATGTACCCTGTTTTTTATTGTAAGGCAAACTCTTATCATAACATTTAGTTTCACATGATTGAAAATCACATATAGCGGGGCATAATTTAAGACCTTTCTTTTTATTTTCTTCATTTACAGGATAACATTCTTTGTACTTTTCTAATTCTTCTGGAAAATTATTAGAATGATATAATAATGGACAGTCTATCGCAATCTCTCTTAAAATTCTTTCAACTCTTTTAACTAGAAGATATTTTAATTCACCTTTTTGATATAATCTTTCATCTGATGATAAGTGACCTTTGATTGAAATAACATAACGATAAATTGCAACTTCAGGAAATTTATTTTTTTCTGTAATAACATCTTGATGCATACACATTCTAACACCACGTCCTATAACTTGATCAACCTTACCTAAATTATAATGAACATCTAAAATATGTAATTCTTTTAAATTTTTAAGAGTAATACCTTCTGTCATAACTTTAGATCCTAAAACAAATTTAATTTTTTCACCATAAATATTTTCAACACTATTAAAAGTTTCTCTAATAATTCGTTGTTTTTCCTCTTGAGCATCATCTAATAAATTATCAGCACTTGAACCAGTAACAAGGATATATGTAGCAGGTTTAAACTCTTTATTTTTATGTTTCTTTTTAAAATCAACAAAAGAAAGACCCGTTAGTACATCTCTAGTATTATCATCTATAACATATTCATTGGGATTTTCTCTAAATTCTAAATAACCATTTTGTTTTAGACATTCAGCAAAAACTTCAATACCTCCCGCTTTAGTTAAATTTGAATAAATAAAACTTGTTCCAGATCCTTTATCTCCTTCAACCAACCTATTAAGTTTTTTAATGCAAGTGTAAAATTTAATAGAAAAATATTTTAAATATTCTAATTGATATATAAATCCTGTTATATTTTTATTTTCTCCTTCTTTTATAAAATTATTTAGATGATCTTTATTTATTTTATTTTTAAAAATAATTTTATTAATAAGATCAATTAATTTTTTTTTATCACCTGCTAGTTGTTGTAATACTTGTGCGATACCATCCGTTGAAAATAAACCAGTTAATATTTTTTTATCTTTGTCTAATCCTGGAAAAACAAAATTAGCAGTAGCAGATGATTTTCTATCTAACGAATCATCAAGATCTTTTTCTATTCTTTTGTATGTTTCTAATTGAAAATCTTCCATAAAACACTGAACCACATGAGTAAATAAAAGCTCATTAATCACTTTTCCTTTATCTACTTTGTTAGCAAAGGTATAGGGAGCTGATCCACGATAATATGAAATATAACCAATAGCTTTTTTACGTAAAAATTCTTCTCCTGTATCTTTAAATGTCATCATATAATTTTTTTCACTAGTAAAAATTTTATCTCTTTTTAATTGTTTATTAGATGGTCTAACAAAATTTAATAAATCAACTATATCATCTGCTAAATTTTTCATTGGTGTTCCTGTTAACAAAACAATTCTTAAATTTTTAGATCGTTCTTTAATTGTCTTAACTGCTAACCCATATTCATTACCAGTTAAATTATGTGCTTCATCAATAATTAAAATGGTATTATCTAAATTTTGTATTCGGTCAACAACTAATTCTCTTTCAATTTCTCCATCTTCATTTTTTTTGTATGATGATTTAACTATTTCATCTCCAACTATTTTTTTTTCAGCTATTTTTTCTCCTAACACTTTCTTATAAAAAGTCATGTAAGACATCAAACGATAATTTTGTTGAGATTGATTAATTGCAACTCTTCTTTGTCTTTCTTTTTCATATTTTGACATTTGATTTAATAATTCTTTATCTTTCAAATATGTTTCTCTAGTTCCAAGTAAAATATCATCTTTCCAATGTTCCTTAATTGATGGACCAGGAACTAACACAATTATTTTTTGTCCATATTTTTTAGCTTGTTCTTTAAACTGTTCCGCAACAAGTACAGCACTAATAGTTTTACCAGAACCAACACCATGAATTACAATAATACCCTTATACGGTGTGTTGGGATTTAAAAAATTAGGAAGAATTGATTGTTGTTCTCTGGGCTGAAACTCTATAGAACCAGTTGGACATGCATTTTCACGGTAGTCTTGGATATCATCATAATCTTTAAGAATTCCGCGTTGAGGGACTTTGTAATAATAAAATTCTCGTTTTTTATATAATTTAGATTGAAACTCTGGATCTTCGGGTTTAGGATAAACATAAGTATCATTCTTATTTCTAGAAGTATTTTTCTTACTCATAATAACTTAATTATTATGATTGAGAAATTATTTATAAGAAATTGTTGGAACACGTGAATGTGGAAAAACCCCTGTTGCAGTTATTATTGAATATCTTGCTCTCATTGCATGTCCAAATATAGAACCATTCTTAGCTAATAGAATTGGATTTATACCTTCAATCATCTTACTACCTTCTGCGGGGAATTTATCAGTTCCAACCAACACATGATTTATAGCTATTAAATTTCCATTACCTACACCTGCTTCATTCCACGAACCAATATTAAGACCACCTTTTCCTTTATGTTCATTTATTGATACAGTGCCATATATGGCAGTAGATGAAGCATTACCAATATTATTAATTCTTAACCATCCATCTCCTTTATGTTTTCCTATATTTTCAGTATATAAATTTGGAACTTTAATATCATTGTCTACATGTAAGTTAGCATCTGAACCCCAATCTTTAGTTAACCACACTCCTTGTTTAGGTAATAAATACATTCTTTCTTCAGATGCCAAATGTAATCTACCCTTACCTCTAATTGATTTACCAGCTTCCATATTAATATCACCTTTTACATTGAGGTTACCAGGAATAACAAAATCACCTGGAATAGTAATATCACCTTTCATATTTAATTTACCTGATATTTCAACTTCATCAAATGGTAATGTTAATTTTTTCTTATCAGCACTTAATAAAGATGCAGCAACATCTCCTATATTTTTAAGAGCAACAACATCAGCTTTATAAACATCTTTAACAATTTGTCTAATATCTTCTGGGGTAGTGCCATTACTCATTTTTTCAATTGAATTTTTATTATAGAATTGAAATATAAGAATTACTCCTAAAATAACTAGGATAATTTTAAATTCATGCGAGAACATTAATATTAATTTAGAAAATAATTGAATAAATTTATTAAAGTTATATAAATTTATAGTATTAATATGAAAATTATTGCCTGGAACATAAATGGTATAAAAGCCCATCTTAAAAAAGAAAATTTATTCGATTTAATTGAAGAAGAAAAACCCGATATTTTATGTATGGGAGAAACTAAAGTGTCATGTCCTTTTATAAAAACAGAAAATGAAGTTAAAAATAGAATTAGTGGTTATCCATACCGTTACTGGTCTGCATGTCAAGTAAGAAATGGTTATTCAGGAACTGCTATTTTTTCAAATAAAAAACCAATAAATAATTATTTGGGATTTTATGATGATGATAATGAAAAAACTAAAAAAGATAATTTAGACCAAGAAGGTAGAGTTATTACATTAGAATTTAAATCTTATTATTTAGTTCATGTTTATACTCCTAATAGTGGTCAAGGATTAGTTAGACTTAAATATAGAACTCAAGAATGGGATAAAAGTTTTAGAAATTATATAAAAAGATTAGAAAAAAAAAAATCTGTTATTCTTTGTGGAGATTTAAATGTTGCACGACATGAAATAGATTTAGCAAACCCAAAATCTAATAAAAAAAATGCAGGATTTACAAATGAAGAAAGAGAAAGTTTTGAACAATTATTAAGTGAAACCACTTTAATTGACACCTTTAGAAAGAAACATCCAGAAGAAATTAAATATTCTTTTTGGACATATTTCCATAATGCTAGAACAAAAAATAAAGGATGGAGAATTGATTATTTTTTGGTTAGTAAAAAATTTTATAAAAGAGTTAAAAAATCAGATATTCTAACAGATGTAAAAGGATCAGATCATGCACCAATTATTTTAGAATTTAAATAAATTTCTAAGGTAGTTTATATAAATGTCTTATGAATTTAGATATCGTAAACGTCTTAACAAGCGATCAGTCAATGATTTTAGCTAATCAATTTATGAGAAAAACAGATAGAGATAATTATAATCTAAGAAATTTATACAGAGATGTCTCTGGTAAAAATTTTGGAGTAAACAAAGGATCACCTGCCTATAATGTAGATGTAGGAGGTAATGTTAATTGTACCACTGATTATTTCCTTAATGGTTATTTACTCGTCCCAACAGGAACAATTATGCCTTTTGCTGGTTCAAATACATCTAATTTAGGTCATTGGTTATTTTGTGACGGTTCCTCTATTTCACAAACAACTTATTCAGCCTTATTTGCCGTTATTGGTACCACTTATGGAGTAATTGATACATCTGGAGCTGATGCAGATATGTTTTATTTACCAGATTTAAGAGGCAAAATGCCTTTAGGTGCAGGTCAAGGTAGTGGATTAACTAATAGATTATTAGGTGATGCAAGTGGTCAAGAAAATATAACAGAAGTGCCACCTCATACACATGATATATCTGATATAGGACATACTCATTCTATAAATAATGAAACAGTGCAAAATACATGTGTAGGAACAGATGCAATTCTGGCAAGTGTGGATCAAAATATCATTCCAGATAATAGTTCAAATGGTGTTACTTCTGAAAAAACAGGTATAACAATATTAGACGAAGGTGATAATATCTCAAATACTGCTGTTGATATAATGAATCCTTATTTAGTAATTAATTTTATTATAAAATATTAATTTAAAATATTCTTAAATAATAACAATTAATATTATTATTATTTAATATACATGTTGAGATTAAATTATACACTTTTATTCTTCAAAAAAAATTTTCTCTTCTGTATCAGTTAAAAAATGTTTATATCTAGTATTTTCATTATCTTTTACAACATTTTCTAGATCTTCTACGGAATCTTCCACATCTGCGGTATTTTCTTCAACATTTTCTAGATCTTCTACAGAATCTTCCACATCTGCGGTATTTTCTTCATCATCTTCAACATTTTCTAGATCTTCTATGGAATCTTCCACATCTGCTGTATCTTCTTCTGAATCTTCCACATCTGCTGAATCTTCAACATTATCTTTAATTAATTCTTCATTATTGTTAAATATTTGTAAAGAAATAAATTTTCTAAGAGTAACAATAAAAATAAGAAATAAAATTAATAGATTAGATGGATATAGTCCATATTCTCTTTCAAAGTGTTGGTCAAATATATTATTGTGACCTGATAATAAAATTATATACCAAGACATGAAATTAATTAAATTATTATTAGTAAAGTTTAATTGATTTTTAATAAATAGAACTATTGGCAGGAATAATCCTATAAAATAAACTCTGAAAAAATATTCCAAAGCATGAATTAATACAAAAGGGAAACTACCAGATACAAATAAAATTAATCCAGTTTGGAGTAAAAGGTTAGTAATTAATAGAGTAGGTAAATACATTAATTAATTAATACGATAAATTTTTAAATGATAAAAGTTGAATAATTAAATTTCAACACACTAATTTTTAATTATGCAAATTAGCAGACTTCGTCGTGAATATGAATCAATTAAGGAAAAACCAAGTGATAATATTTCAGTAGGACCTGAAAAAGAATCAGATTTAACAAAATGGATGGCTACAATCCATGGTCCAACCGAAACTCCCTATGAAGGGGGTATTTTTAAAGTTAGTATTGATATACCATCAGATTATCCTTACAAGCCTCCTAAACTAGTTTTTAAAACTAAAATTTATCATCCAAATATTTCTCCAAATGGATCTATCTGTTTAGATATTTTAAAAACAGAATGGTCTCCAGCACTTACTATATCAAAAATTTTACTGTCTTTGTGTAGTCTTTTGTCAGACCCAAATCCTGATGATCCACTTGTCCCGTCAATTGCAATGATTTATAAAAAGAATAAAACAGAATTTAATCGTCAAGCAAGAGAATGGACTATAAAGTATGCAGGCTGATCAATGAGTTCATAATCATCTTCTCTATTTTTTTTACAAGATGTACTAATAAGTTTATATAATATAAAAACAGAATTAATAGAAATAAAAGAATAAATAATAATTAAAAAAAGCATATGATTTATAATTATATCTGTAAAAAAATAAAAATATAAATTAACCAAATTATTTATATAAAAACTTGCGATTATCACATAAGAAATTTTTATTTTATAATTTGAACAATTACAAAAATTAATAATAAAATTAAATACTATCATTAAATTAAATAATGAATAAGTTATAGAATTTACTAATAATAACCAATTCATGTCCAAATAAATAACTTGATTTAATAAAAAAAGATAAAGTAATAAATTTACTATTGAATAAATTACTAAAGAGTACATTTATTTAATATAATTTGTTTGTTTTTAAAGTCCTTTTATTTGACCATAATTTTGAGATAATTGATATAATCCTTGAATAAGAGCCCATAAATTTTCTTTTGATGAACTATCTAATTTAGTCCAAGTATGTTTAAGTTCAGTAATAATAACCATTAAATCAGAATTATTTTGATGTTCCCCTTGAGTTAAGTGAGTTAAATTTTCTTCATCTAAAAAGAAATGTTCATTCTTACTTAAAATTTGTTCACCGTGAGGTCCAGAATAATAATAAAAATTATCAATACCAATTGATGCATTGTATTTAATAATATTTGAATAAAGTATATAATATTTATTACCAATCATTGGTGCCATTTGTTGTAAAACTGAACTGAAAAGAGTATTAAAATCTTTGATAAGTTGTACTGCCATTATATATTAAATAATAGATATTAATTTTAAATCATTTTTCTTTTTTTTATTATGATTACATTTAATTTTTTTCCATAAGATTTGATTACAACAAATATAAGTATATTTAGGATTATGATTTCTCGGTTTAGTAAAATATCCTATTTTAGTATTTGGATAATAATAATGAAAAAAATAAAATAAATGTGAATAAGATTCTATATTTTTCATTATATCCTTTCTTTTATACCTATAAAAAGATGTTTTACTAGTATTGTAATAAATAACCGTTTTTTTCTTAAAATTAATTTTTGGACTAATCCAGTCTACTGATTGACATTGATTATTAATTAAAATTTGAACGATTTCATAATTTTTTTCACTAGTAAAATAATTAATATCAGGATTAATACTACCTTTAATAATAAATTCAAGAATAGTATGATGATTACAAAAATAGATATCATAATTAAATTCTATTTGTGATAAAAAATTTAAATTATTAAAAACATTTATGTTTCTGTTTCTGAAATTAATATTTTTGTTATTACCTTTAAAAGTAAAAATTATTATTTCAAAATCTTTTGGAACAATCTCATCAAATCTAACAATTTGATTAGTATGTTCTTTACTATTTTCATCAAAAGATGTTTTAACTTCTATTATCAATTTAGGACATAAAAAGTCTATTTCTAATATATTTGTATTCCATAAAAACTTTACATTTCTTTTATATGGAATTTTTAATAATTTTAGTTTTTTTTCAACTAAATCTTCTATTTCCATTACTCTAACTACGAATTTTATTCTTTAACATTGTAAAATATTTTATAGTATTTAATAATGAAAAACTTTTTATTAATTATTATTTTAACTAGTGCTTTTATGATAATTATGAATAAATCTACTGAAAATATGGCATCAATAGGAGCATTGGCAGATTTGGCAAAAACAGGGAAAAAATTTCCTCCTGGATTGTTGAAAAAAATTAGTAAGTTAGATCAAGGAGCAGATTTAATGAAAAATATTAAGAAATTTAGTTCGGCTGATATTAGTTTTTTAAAAAAACTAGACCCAAGTCAATTAAAAAAATTGGATATTGATCCTGCTGTATTTAAAAAAATGGATGTGTCTGATATTTTAGCAGGAAAAAATATAAAATTGAAAAATTCAGGACTTTTTAAAAAATTCCTAAAAAAAGGAGATGTTGCTAAAAATACAGGAGATGTTGCTAAAAATACAGGAGATGTTGCTAAAAATACAGGAGATGTTGCTAAAAAAGGACGAAACCTAAAATTATTAGGTATAGCAGGAGGAGTTGGTTTAGGACTTTATGCTGGTAATGAATTTATGAAAAATAAAAATTTTGAAAGAGAAGTAGAAAAATACGAAAAAGAATTAGAAGAATATTTTGAAAAATTAGATAAATTAGAAGATTGTGCACAAAATATTAGTGAAGATAAATTTAATAAATGTCAAGAAAAAAAACCTAGTCCACCTCAAAAAGAAAAACTTTTAGAAAAAGAAGATATGGATAGATATTACAAGTCATTAGATATTTACTTGAATTGTTTAGAATTAATTATTAATAGCAAAGAAGATGTTTCATCTGATTGTAAAAATGCTTTAGCCTTTTGTAAAAATAAGAAACCTAGACCTCCCACTAGACCAAACCCTGGAATTTTAGATAATATCCCAATTATCGGACAATTAAGTAAACTAATAAAGGACATTTTTGGATTTGGGGAAGACATGATAGAATATTTAAAAATATTTGCCCAAATAATTATTGTCTTTATAATTGTCTATATCATATATAGTATATATTCAGTACTAACATAAATTATTATCTAAATTTTATATAATAATGAATAGATTTAATATTTTAATACTAGGAATTATACTTTTAATTATATCAGGAAGTATATTTATTTTATTAAATTCAAATCAAATATCTGCAACTGAAGAAGAAACTAAAACCAATGAAGAAGAAACTAAAACCAATGAAGAAGAAACTAAAACCAATGAAGAAGAAACTAAAACCAATGAAGAAGAAACTAAAACCAATGAAGAAGAAACTAAAACCAAT